TGGGAGGAGATGGTGAAGCTTATGATACTTGCCACGCTGATCTATTTGTGAGAATAGTATGTGAGGAGATAGGTATCTGGAATGGACGCTATTATGATGTCGACTGGGTAGTGAAAACGCTACTTGCTGGATGTGCGGAAACTAGACATGTTATTGGTAGATTAATTTTTATCCTTACACATTTCTGGCCCTCTGGCCATCCAGCGACGGAGATTATTGTTTCTATCCTTACACTTGCTCTTATGAAGCTGGTTTGGTTACTGGCAACAGATCGTAGCCTTCGTGAATACGATAGTTATGTTAGGAGTAAGGTGTTGGGAGATGATAATGTTTCCGGCGTTGATGGAGTGGTTCTACACTATTATAACAATATCTCTATATCTGAAAAGATGTGGGATTTGGGTTATAAGTGGACTCCGCCTGATAAGTCAGATGTTTTTAAGCATCATTATGAGTGGAGTGAGATGACTTTCAACAAGAGGTACTTTGTGAAGAGTTCCTTTGGTGATATGGTCGGACCTTTAGATAGGGCTACGATAATAGACATGCCTCTATGGATTACGAAGAAGCTTCCAGCTAACCTTGCTACCTCCAATAACGTTGAAGATGCACTGGCAGAATATGCAGTGTGGGATTCAGCGAGACCTGAGATGGAGCAAATGATAGATGAGAAGCAGCTTTGTAAAGAAGCGTGTCAAGCCTTGTGCAAGAGAGCGAATAAAGTTCTAGGAGGATACTTTGAACTTGATAGAGAATGGTATACGAAGAAGTATTCCGTCCCGATTAGGAAAGAGAGAGTTCTAGCTACATGGAAGCGTGAGTTTGTGCGTAAGGTGCTTGCGATTGATGGCATTGTCGTTCAGAGTAAGGATAAAGGTCATGATCAATTCTGGTCCGATCCCGAGGATCCAGATGGGAAGGATTACAGAGATGTAATCCGACCTCAAGCAGGAGAAGGAAGCGATACAGTAGCTCCGAAGACTGGCGCTAGTACTGACACTTTGGCCTCACCGGCAACAGTGTCAACTACAAATGCGCTAAGCTTCGCAGATACTACGGTAGCGGTTGTATCTACGCCTGATATGAG